CGTAAGAGGGCATATTATACAAGTACGGGATAGCTAGTAAAAATGCTATCTAGCTATCCCGTTCATGTATTTACCGCATACACCTATATTTAAGGTTGCCGCATAGGCCTTTAAATTACTACGCTTGAAAGTGCGTTAAGTCATTGATTTATAAGGTAATGTATATGGTAACCTTGCCAAGGTTGGGGTCGCGAGTTCGAACCTCGTTTCCCGCTCCATTTACACAAATCCCCTTATTAATCAATGGGTTATAAGGGTCTGTTATACGACAACCCTTTTTAGGTTGTCGAAACAGTTTTTCAAACCATGTTTCCTTGTAGTGGAAATAAAGGTTGCACTCCAAATTCGAACTGCGGATTGCTTGCTTTATCTCCAGTTGAACGGCCCTTAATATTCATAGGGCCGGATCAACGACTACTACCTCAACATAATTGCTCATGGAACGCCTCTAACCGCGTCCCAATCACTAAATTATGTTCCTCATCGTCCGACACATACCCCGATACCGATGAGGGTGTGAGCCATCCTCCAACACGCATTAACTCTTCCGTCGAAGATCCAGCCTGAATGTGCCATGTCGCAAACGTGTGCCGAAGGCTATGAAAACGCACCCAGTGGGGTACACCTGACTTTTCAACAGCCTTTTTCCACGTTTTGTTGGTCACCGAAGAGCGGTGAAATGGATTACCCAGTGACCGCGTCTCCGACTGTACAAACACATACTCCAACGCAGGGGCATACCCTTTAAGCTTGGGATACTCTTGTAACAAGATATCCCGCGCCTTCACCCGATGCGTCAGTAGCGCCCTTGCCGTTGGCGTTAACTGGATAGTCAAAGGTTTCTTGGTCTTGTTCGCCTTGGCAGGAATATGTAACTTCTTGCCACATGGCGAAACCCAGTCCCAACGCATAAGGCGCACGTTGGAACTTCGAAGCCCTGTCGCTAACCCCATTCGCACCATATCGGCACGAAGCGGGTCAAGCCAGCGAAGCAAGGCATTCACCTCCTTAGGCTTTAACGCCTCCTTTCGTCGATTCTCCTCTAACATCTTCGGAAACTTCGGAAACTTCGGAAACTCCACACTCAAGCTTTCTTCGGCATAGGTACACAACGCCTTCAGATATTTCGTGTAGTTATTGATCCCAGCATTTCCCAGTCCTTTATCACTCCGAACACATTTAATCATCTTTGTCACATCTAACGAAATAATCGAGGCCATCTGTCGGTCTTTAAAGCGCCCAGATGTCGGGTCATATACGATGCTCAACTTCGGATGTTTCATGTGATACTTCTCGGAATACTGGTACAGCTTTTTTGTTTTCCGATCCAACAGCTTGTGCGGTTTATCCGTTGCCATCCATAACAGGCAGTGGCGCACAATTTCAGATTTAATCCCTCCTTTCTTTGTGGGTTCATCAATGTAAAATCTTGCAGCTTCTTCAAAAGTCATAATCTTCTCCTTGTAAGTGGACTTTCAAGCGTAGAAGCGCATTTAATATATCTTATGCACTTCTATTTATCAAATCTTTGGCGCGATATTCTTTTTTGCAGGCGAGGGATTGAGCTAAATGCAGACTAAATCATAGCCATGCTCACCTTCGAGCATATAATGGCCTTCGTCCGTAAACATTTCGGTAGCGGCTTCATTTCCCAGATCTATCATGGCGATGACGGGGTAGTCAGCATGCTTCCCCATCTCTTTTATCAAGCACACCCGCATACCACTGCGGGTACACAGCGAACGGCTCCACGGGATTCCGAGCTGGGGATCATTTTCAATAAGCTGTTTGACTCGTTCAGACATAGCATTTCCTTTTAAGTAGCGGCTCGTTTCAGGGGACTGGAGAGCCAAGCCAGCTAACGGGCGGGTTCATCCCCCCGCCCCCCTTGGGGGAAAATCATCGTCTTTTCTGCGCGTCATGCCGTGTGAGATTATATTTTTTCGGGGCATTGACCGAGAGCATCGCTTGCGGGATCATCTGTTCGGGAACTAGATCACCGCGCCCGCAGGCCTCGCAGAACGTCTTGGTTTTTAGGTGCCACTTTTGAACGCCCACCATCGAGACATTGACATCATCTTTGAGCCAGATGCCTCCATCTCCCGCAGTCATTAAATGTTCCACGACCCCGTCTTTTGAAGTCACGTTTACGACCGCAGTCTGATGACCCCGATAATCCTTAACCTTTCGAACCCACAGGCGATGCTCGAAGCTCCCCTCAAGATTTGCAGGGTCAAGGTTCTCACCCCCATACAGGATGCTATCCACAGAACGTGTGATTCGTAATGGCATTGCGGTCTCCTAAAACGGGATATCGTCATCTGGCAAATCGGCAACAGGATCCTGTCCAGTTGGCGCATTAGCCCTCCGTGGTGCAGAAGGTTTGGCACCGGAGTCAGTAAAAGCTTTTAGGTCGGGCATATTGTTGCCTAACCATGCGCCTTTAATATGCAGGCAGGGTGCGCCCGTTGATGTCTTTTCGGCATGCCCTTTCCAGTTCATGCGCATAGTTTCGGCACCGGACTGGTTCAGGCCTTCTTGGAGCCAGTCAATAAGGTTCTGGCCGATTTGTAAAAAACCATCGTAGTCATGCGCTTTGTCATCGGTTGCCCATGCTTGCCCTTTTTCTCGCAAAGTAGCCAGACGCGCCAGCTCCATTTGCTTCTTTTCAGGGGCTAATTTATAGAGTCGGCCATTTCCAGCCTGTACTTCAAAAGTTTGTGTTTGTTGCATCAGTGTTCTCCGTGCGTAATTGATATTTGTGTTGAGCCATTGGTACGCCTGAAATTCTCAAGCTGCTCGTCTTTTTCTAGCATTGCCTCTTCACCACCTAGAAATTCAAACGCTAGCTTGAAATCGATAGGAGGCGTTTTCTTGGTGATTTTTACGAGCGTCAGGCCGTTGCTCACGCTTGCTGAATACTTTGATCCGATAGTCTTTTTTAATGTATCTGACATTTCTGATAGCTCTTTTAAGCTTGCTAGCTCATCACTGACACGGCTTTTGATATCAGCTATTCGGGCATGTACCTTGCTCAACTGATTTAAATCTTCGTCTGTCTTAACCGTCTCGAAATCATTCTTAACGATAGGATCGGTGTACAGCATGCGTGTATCTTCATGCTCATACTGAGATTGAATATGTCGATACCACGCGTGATAAAGATCCAGCCGAGAGATCGTTCCCTTGTCCGGCTGTGGCAAATATTTGCGCGATAACTGCTCCATTAAAAAGCCCTCATTACGCTCAATGCGCTCAAGGGTGTACTGAGGCTCGGCAGTGGGGGAGTCGGCTAAGTAACAAATAAAATCGCAATAATCGACATCCAAACATTCCATTTGCATGTGGACTTGCATCAGATACATCGAGCGCTTGGGGCTGAAGATGGAGTAAGGTTCTTTGGTGTATTTTGGGTACGGGCATTTAATTTCAATACAGCCCTCTAAACCGATCAACCCGTCTGGCGAGGCCGCTAAAAAATCATACTTGGGGTGAATGACAAGGCCCGTTTCCTCCACCGTATAATCTTGGAGCTTTTCTAAAAAGATACGGGCATGGTCTTCCATCATCTGGCCATGAGCCACCGCCGGAACCATCGTGAATTCGCTCTCCGCGCCCGACAACGCCCTGACTTCTTGGCGAACCAAGTCAGAAGGCTTCATGTAAGGATGCTTGCCTTCGAGGGCAGCGCAAACCGATGCTTTGATCAAACCGGCTCGCGCTGAATGCCACTCAGGTGATCCCTGAATAGCGAGGCTCACTTCTCGGCCCTCCAGCCTTTTGCTTGGCAGACCTCTTCCCAGCGCGTGGTGTTCTGGTCTTCCCATCCGCGATTTCGCAATCCATCCGTAAAGCGCTTAAAGATTTTTTGTCCCGCTGATTTATTTGTGGCTTCCAATATTTTCGTTGTCAGCCACAGATCTTCTATCATCTGTGCTTCAGTGACTTGGGGCATCTCGGTGGGAACGGCAAAGACAGGATCAGGCTTTTTGAGCCACATCGTATAGCCTAGACCAAATTCCCCTAAGGCTTTTACTCTAGCCCTTTGCTTGGCTGTGTTTATGTCCATCGCTGTCGGAGCTTTGATAGCAATGCCAGAACGATGAACGGGCAGGTAGGTGATCACAGTGTGAGTGCCGATGGTCATCCGACATCTGACTTCAGCACTACCATCGTCAAAATAATGCACTTCTCGACCAGCTTGGTCTTCACTAAATTCCCACGAATATTCGGGAAAGACACCCATCATTAATTCGTGAGCCTGCATCCACGGGAGATATTTTAGGATTTGATCGCTAAGATGTTCTGTTTCGGTGCAGAGGGGGACTACATCAATTTTTGAAAGGGTATTCCAGATATGTTCTTTCGTCAGCGCTTCCATGTAATTGTCTCTTCAGTTTGCTAAGACGATATCTTAACAATCTAAAGAGGTAATTACAATGCATAAGTAGTAATTCTATGTAATTAAGTGCGTTTAAACATGGTTATTACATTGTTCTTGTTTTGTATGTTTGCCTTTTTTAAAGCAGCTACGGCGAGGGCATCTTCGTTTTTCTGCTTTGCAACTAAATCTAATCGTGAGTGACCATTTTCGAACGCCCAGCTTTGAAAGCTCTCAAGCAGCTCCATCCATTCCTGATTTGAAGAGTCCAGCTTTGGAGCGACCGGAACACTGAATTTTTTACTGTCAATCCCATCTTGAATAAACGTCTTTACGCCTTTGCGGCTAGGTAATGTCGCCCAAAGCTTTAAGCACCTGCGCTGATGCCAGCCCTGAACTCCGAGCCGAAGGGTTAACGCTGCAAATTCCTGCATAGCAGGAGTCTTCAAGTAATAATGTTCCCGCCACTGCGGTTTGAAGTATCCAAAACGTATGTTTTTAAGATGAGTTGCTAATTCTTTTTCGGGTCCGAACGTCAGTTTTGCTGTCCAGTCATGCTTGTTACTATCCCGATTTGCATGTCCGAGATTTTTGACTAAGGGGGATCCAGAAGGGATCGGCACTGTTGTATCGCTCATGTATTATTTCTCCGCGTTTGACCTAAACAATTTTACGCCACCGAATGAACTGATGCATTTGCATAAATTCAATTCAGAAATCTATAATTTCACACAAAAAAGAAGCTGTCCATCACTATCTGCAATTTGTGGCAATGTTTTTTTAAGAAGGCCAAAAGAAAGTTATTAATAGATGTGCTTGTCTGCTAGAAAGATCCAGCGAACAAAAGTGGTGCGGTTGACTTGCAGTTATTCGACGAGAAACATCCCGACATTTTCTAAAAGAAACTCAGTCTTATCTTCTTCTTGATAAAGCATGACCATCAGTTTTGCAAAGTTGTCAGGCGACAAGATTGTATCCTTCTGAATCTCGTAATCTTTTAAAATCTTACACAGCCTTGCAATCTTGTCGGTCGAGAGTGTATCTCCGCTGCTTACTCCGTTGACCCACAAATTACTATCAATGCCGTACAAATTACAGAATCTGAGAAGCGCTACGCAATCGCGTGGCAGGCAACCCGTAAGCCAGCCTGAGGCAGTGGCGGGGGAAATGCCCAAGTCTGAGGCCAGCCTGCTCGCTCGACCCCAAGATGGAATACCCGCCGCTTCAAGTTCAGCGTTAATAATCAGTGATCGCTGCTGTTTTGTAAGTTTTTCTTCGAGGTTGTCTTCGTTCATTAGTCGCTCCTTGTTTTATTTTAGAGGTGTATTTTTTCTGAGTGTACACCTTTCGTATGCAATTGTGCAAGTTTGTAGGCCAGCTATTCTTTATTTAATTATGCAATAACTCATTATTAGGTTGATAATTACTTCATACGCATAGATAATGCACGTATGAATTCAATAAACACCAACACATTACCCCACAAGGAAGCTAAATGATTTTCAGACGCGCATCTTACCCCCATGAAAGTTTTACAACAATCCCAAATTCGCTCCTGCGCGGGACAAATAAAGCTTCGGAGGCGCGAAGTGACGGCCTCTCACCTGAAGCTCTGGGTGTTCTTGCCTACTTGCTTTCACATAAAGAAGACTGGCAAGTCACAAATCGACAGCTTCAGAAGGTATTTGGTGTCGGAGACAGCAAGATAACGCGGATTACACGCGAGCTTGTGACCGCTGGATACATTGCCAGACCAAATCAGCGGGCCGCAACAGCAAATTGGGATTGGGATGTCTTTGACAGCGTCTCACTAGATCGGGATTTTCCAGATCCCAGTTTTCCAGATCCCAGTTTTCCAGATCCCAGTATTCCAGATCCCAGTTTTCCAGATCCCAGTATTTCAGATCCCAGTTTTCCAGATCAAATAAATACTATAAGTAAGAATAACAATAGGAAAGAAAAACAATCATGGAAGAAAGAGCTATTCGCGGCTTCCCCAGAATATATTCGTCAAGCGGTTTGGCAGGAGTGGTGGGAACACAAGATCCTTAAAAACTCTGGCCGAAGACCAACGGCTTCGATGCTGACTAGACAGACCAAAGACTTTGAGCTGATCGCAGGCGCAGGGTTTGATGTTGGGGCAGTCGTATCTTTCGCGATTAGCCGAGACTGGCAGAAAATTGGAGATGTCACTTGGGAGGTGTTAGGGCAGTTCAAGAATGACACTCGGCATGATGATCTGATGGGTGCAGTGAAGTGATCGACATTCGAGAGCTATCTCGACAGCTCGGTGATCACGCGAGCGGCATCTGCCAAGAGCTATTTCCTGATGGCAAAATTGAAAGCGGCTGTTACAAGGTTGGGTCGATCTCAGGCGAGAAGGGCCGATCAATGTCGGTCTACCTGCACGGCGAACAAGCAGGCAAATATATGGACTTTGCCACAGGAGAGGGCGGAGACATGCTCGATCTCATCCAACATTCTAAGGGGCTAACGCTTGTCGAAGCGATGGAGTGGTCAAAGAAGCGATTTAACGTACGCGATAACGTACAGTCCAAAAAGTTTAGCGCGGTAGAAAAAAAGACCTTCCAACTTCCCAATCTGCCAGAGCAGAGTAGCTCGCAATTGCTTCACGGCTACATGGAAGGCCGTGGATTTAGAGACGTTGGCGAGATTTGCTTCAAGTGGAAGATCTATGAGACTACGTCTCACCGTGGTTCAGATGTGGTGTTTCCGTACTACGATGCCTCCGGTGAGCTAGTGTTTTTAAAAACGAAGCCGATCAACCATGACGGCAATCCTTCAACTCAGAAAGACCTGAAGCCTATTTTGTATGGGTGGCATTGCATGCCCGACAACGCGAGAGAGGTCTGGCTCGTCGAAGGCGAGTGGGATGCGATTGCATGCAGTGAACTGGGATACCCCGCTCTGAGCGTTCCATTTGGTGGGGGCAAGGGAGCAAAGCAGACCAAGTGGATTGAGAACGAATACGATAATCTCAGTCGCTTTGAGCGCATCCTGATAGCTACGGATATGGACGAGCAGGGTGAGCTTGCCGCCGCAGAAATAATGACTCGGCTAGGCGAGCGATGCGTCCGCATCAATCTTCCGAACAAAGACATTAATGATATTTTGAAGGGGGCATTGGTATGAGTCCTCATTATGAAAAAGCCCGTGCCATTCTCTCAATGTGCTATGAGGAAGCTGTCTGGAAAGATCCGACAACACTCCGAAGCGTTATGGAATTTGAAGAAGACCTAGACCAGTTTTTCAGCATGGAAGAGGACACTGCTGGGTTCGGTTCTGGATGGGCCAAGCTCGACGAAGAAGATATTCGCTTCCGTCCTTCAGAGCTGTATCTCATGGGCGGCATTAACGGCCACGGCAAGTCGCTGTTGCTCGGACAGTTGGCGCTAAACGCAGTAGAGCAGGGCCAAAAAGTTCTGATCGCAAGCATGGAGATGCCTGCTCGCGCAACCTTAGGGCGAATGATGCGTCAAGCGGGGGGCGTAGTCTCACCGCCAAAACTTTATCGCAAAGCCTTGCTCAATTGGCTGGCCCCAAATCTTTGGCTGTTCGTGGACAAGCTAACGCCGAAGCCCAAAGATCTCATGGATTGCTTCGAGTACGCATACCGCAGGTACGGTATCAATATGTTCGTGATCGACTCCCTCACAAACATGGTTCGTCAAGATGATTATGAGGGTCAGCAAAAGTTTATTGAGATGCTCGTCAATTTTAAAATGTCCTTCCCCGTGACGATTTTTCTCGTCACTCACGTGAGAAAAGGTGAGAGCGAGTACACCGCGCCGAATAAGTATGACATCAAGGGCAGTGGCTCCGTTACAGATCTGGCAGACGGCGTGATTATGATATTTAAGAATAAGAAAAAGATTGAAGCTGTGGCTCAAGCAAAGATGTTGTGCGAAGAGCTTGACGAAAAGTATGCGCGGCAATGGGACAGTTACCTTGAGGTTTTAAAGAATCGTAACGGACAGTATGAAGGAAAGATCGGGTTTGAATTTGATGTGGATTCTATGCAATTTAAAGAGAGACGCGGCTCGAAACCCAAACAATATATCAATTACTCAAAGGATTAAAAATGGAAGATCAAGAAAATTTTGCACATAACGTGCGGATGGCGGGGCAGGGCATCGAGACTGCCGAATACGAGCTTGCCGTTGCCGATGCGGAAGAAAAGAAAATCATTGCGCAAGTGATGATTCAGGCTGAACTCGCCGCAGGATGCAAGACCAATGCCGCGCAGATTCGAGCGGCAGACGAAAGCCCGCAGGTCTTTGATGTCCGACTGGCTCGCGGAAAAGCGAAGGGCAAGCTTGCGGCGGCAAAAAGCAACATGGTCGCAGCAGAAATGGAATTTAAATTGTGGCAAAGCAACATGGCCACGACTCGATTTGATAAACGAATCTATAACTCTTGAGAGATATTATGAAGCACGAAATATTAAGAAATTTGATGCACGAAAAAGACATTAATCAAAGTGATTTGAGCCGTGAAACCGGAGTGCCCCAACCGACTATCCACCGGATTCTAAATGGACACACAAAGTCTTCGAATTACAAGACTATGAAATCCATTGGCAAATATTTTGATGTTTCGGTTGACTATTTACATTCCGAGTTGGAATGAAGGGCCGGTCTGCAAATGCAGAGGAGCGGCGATGGATGGCCACCATCCGCGAAATCGGTTGCTGTGTTTGCAAAAAAACTATGTCGGTTACCACGCCTGCTGAGATTCATCACATCGCAGGTAAGACTGCACCGAACGCACACTTACTAACTATACCTCTGTGTTTTTTTCATCACAGAGCAGGAGAAGACAATGCACAATATACATCTCGACACCCAAGCAAAGCCCGATTTATCGAACGATACGGATCAGAAGAAGACCTGCGAGAATGGACAGCCAGACTTGTCAATTGGAGTCCCGACTGAAATGTGGAGAGCATTACAGATAGCGCATCCGGCTATAGAAGCAAAAGCAGAAAAGACCGGCCTTGAGGCGTGGGATGATGTATCTAGCATAGAAGAGAATGTCTTCACGCCAACGCACTACGCCCCAGATGGCGGGATCGAATGCATAGACGTTATGGTGCAGCAATATGGGCTTCAGCGGGTAAAAGACTGGGCTGAGATAACATCCTTCAAATACCAGTGGCGCAATGGCAACAAAATCGGAAATTCATCGACTCAAGACAAGATGAAGTCGATTTGGTACACCCGATTTTCTATCGGGGATGATCCGCGAAAATGATTAACGGCAGAGCAAAAGGACACGCGTTCGAGCGGGATCTTATCAAGATGTTTCAGGATGAGTTTGGATCATGCGCTGATCATCTCAAAAGAAATCTGGACCAGTATCAAATAGCAGGCAAGGCTGACATTGAGTTTAACAATTTTAGGATTGAAGCCAAACGCTATGCGCATGGTAGTTGGCATAAAGACAGTTGGTGGCAACAAACCCTTACTTCCGCAGGCGAGAGCCATATTCCTGTTTTGATCTACAGATATGATCGCCAACGGATTAAGTTTGTGTTTCGCCTAAGCGACATTATGTCTGATAAATATCAGACAGGTACGGCCACCGTGGATCAGGAGGAGGGGATCATGCTGATGCGCGAGTTGCTTACTTATGATTGATGATGACGAAGCGGGTCTCATTAAATGGGATGGGTTATCGGAGGCGCGTATAGGTGTCGCGATAGGCTTCAATCAAGAAAGCTGTATCGCTTACGACATAGATAAGGTTTTAGAGATTTTGTCGAGAGATATGTCGGAGGATGAAGCATTTGAGTATTTTGAGTTTAATTTACTGGGTGCCTACGTGGGTTCCAAAACACCTATATTCGTATCAGTTAGTGGCCTGCAATGAAGCCAGATGCTTTTAACGCGCAGATAAAAATTGCGGCGGAAAAAACATACTACCCCCAGTGCCAAGAATATATAAGGGGGAACATGCATGCAGACTTTCATTTAATGGCGAACGCCACACTGATGTATTACCTGCCCCGAAACATTTTAAATCTCAAGACAAAAGAAGAGCGCAAGGAGGCTATCGACTCAATCCCTGAGGATGCCATGCCAGCTCATTTTAAGCAGTTTGTGGTCAACGGCGTGAGATCGCTATGGGCCAAAGACAGGAAGGCTAAGACAAATGGGTAGACCGCTTTACGAGACAGACGCAGACCTGAGTCGCGAGGGTGCCGTAATCACCGAAGCATCCGAGGTTTGGCGATGCGATTACTTAAAGTTACCGATCAGTTACCGACTGGATTTTGCAATGATCCGGTCTAGAAAGATTGTCGGATTGTGTGAGGTGAGATGCAGGAATGTACTTTTAAATACATATTCCACGATACATGTTTCGGTGATGAAAAGATCTGCCGCCCAGTTGCTCACAGCGCAGGTCAAGGTGCCGAGCTTATTCTTAATCAAATACCAAGACTGCATGAGATATATCGACTTTGCCGAAGAGCCGGATTACATATCCATTGGAGGCAGAACAGGCGCAAATCGAAGGGACGCAGACGATGTGGAGTTAGTTGCAAACTACAGCGTGAAAAGACTTAAACAACTGAGGTAATTATAGATGATAGATTTTTTATTTGGGCTGATCGTGATCGGGGCGCTTATCTGTGCGTTAACAGGTGCGGGCTTGCTTGTCCGAGATGCAGAACGCCGTCAAAAACACCGTAAACTTATGAAAAAAGGAAAAAATAATGGGAAGTAAAATCCCGCACAAGGTAGAATTTAGAGGTGAGCATGAATATTTTGTGCATGGCCAGTCGTACACGTATGCGCAGTACAGCGGTTGGACGTATGATAATAATTTTGAAGATGGTGTGATCTTATCGACAATGAAGGGTCGGCTAGGGCAGGTGCCTTTCGCAGAAGAAAAACATTTGTTGTCAGTTGCGGATTACAAAGAGCTAGCTGATCAGAATGGCATGACCGCTTGCGGGAAAGTTAAAACAGGCGCGAGCGTCACTCGTTTTGAGCATGCTATTGAAGTTAAATCTCAGGAATGGCTGTCTAAAAAGCTATAATTTTATGCAAAAAAAAAGCCCCAACCGAGTTACCGGAAGGGGCTGTTTGATACCTTGATTTTCAATAGCTCTATGTTTGCTTTACTTATCGTTGCTGAGTAAGCAGAGTCTGGCGATCTGCGCCAATTCTGCACAGTGTATTGCGATACCTGAAGCATCTCAGCTACTGACTTAGCATCCAGTTTATGCTCGATCATGATGTCATCGAGTTCGGGGTTCTTCCCTGTGAAGCTTTTTGATCC